ACAAAACGCCGTCCACCGACTGCCACTTGATCCAGATTTTCCAGCGCGTGCTGGGCTCGGTCGGGTAGGCCCCAAATGTCCCTTGGAAGCTGGAAATCTCCACCGCATTGGAGAACGTTGGGACAATGCCGCCCGCTGGCCACTTCGCACCATAGACCACCGTGCGGGCGTGGCCGTGGCCTTGCTGGTACACCGGAACGTCACACGAGAAATAGAGGTAGGAAATGCCGCCGACGACAGACGAGCCCTCTGACGTCGGAGGTGGTGTCAGGTCGGGCTCATAGACGGCAGAACCCCCAGGCTGAACGACTGGAGCCACGATGACCGCGCCAGAACCGCCGTAAGCCTGGGCGCTGGCCACATTCTCAAGCAGGCCGACACTGATTGCGCTTCGTAGCGTCAGCGCCTCGTCCAGCGGGTTGCCGCGCGTGCCACGGAACGTCTGTAGCGCCTCGCGCACGGCCGCCATGACTGCCGTCAGGTTGCTGCCATCCCGGTTAAGTTCCGGTATGTCTTTGAGCCTGTTGTTGCTCATGCCGTGAGGTCTCGCAGGTTGTCAGCCACCACCACGCCGGTCACGTCCTTGGTGGTGGACACGTCGATCTGGTAGTTCTCGGACAGGTAGCCGTCCGGGAGCCAAAATGGATCTTGATCGGCCACGGTCTTGACGAACGGGGCCTGCCCATCGGCCAGCAGCGTGACGGTGCACGGGTACTCGTCGGCGATCACCTTGCACACGCTCATGTTGAGCGGGTAGGGCTGGCGAAACACCTTGCTGCGGTGCTCCACCGTCATGTTGGTGACCCCAGCGTTCCAGCGCCGGATGTTCGCGCCGTCCAGCACATACAACTCTTCCTCCAGGGCGTCAAAGTGCACCGCGCTGTAGCCGCCTGACAGGAAGTAGATGCCGGCGTCTGGCTGAAGCGGGTCGATCATGAAGCCCTTGAGCCCGGCACCGGAATCGTAGAACCCCATGTACTTGCCGTTGAACTGCCCAGCGATGATGCTGGCCGGGTTGATGGCTTTCCAGTCGTCCAACAGCATCAGGCCGGCGGTCAGCAGGCGCGGTGCACCGTTGATGCCCACGTAGGCCAGCCCGTCAGCGGTCGCCCAGCAGGCGCCGTGCCCGAAGGCCACCACGGAGCGCTCGGACACGCACGCCGCGATGAACTCCACCGGCACATCGTCCATGGCCTCGGGCGCACTGCCGTTGACCAACCGCGGGCGGCCGGTGGTGAGGATCAGCAGGTTCTTCTGAAACACCGCCAGGGCAATCGGCGTGTCCATGCACAGCGTCTCGTAGGCTGCGGGCCATGCGTGCGGCTTGAACTGCTCGCAGTAGCGCACCGAGTTGCCGCTGATGCCGGCCATCATGCCGTTCCACAGGCCTGTGAGGCCCTTGAGGTTGGTCGGCGGCATGGCGAACGTCTGCGTGTCCATCACGTCAATGCCCAGCGATCTCGCGTCGTCTGTGGTGCTGGTGGCCACCGCAATGTCGCGCAGGAAATAGAACTCGGCGCCGGTGCTGCCGGACTGCGTGCGCCACACGCGGATGCGGTTGATGCCGCGGTTGTTGCCCGCACCGCTGGGTGGCGCTGCAAGGTTGCTTATGTCCAGCTGGGCTCCGGGCTTGCAGACGAAGGCGGCACTCACCTGTGGCGGGCCCACCTCATCCCAATCGCTCACGTAGGCATAGGCGTAGAAGCGGGTTTCGTCATCGCCAACGCCGGCCACAGTCTGCGCGATGACCGGGGTCGTCGCCGGCTTCGGGATGCCCAGGTCACGGTAGGCGGTCGGGTAGGGTGCACCGGCCAGACCGATGACGTTGTCCGTCACCTTGGGCGTCCCGGAGCCGGTGTAGTAGGTGCGCTTGGTGGTCCCCGTGGCGTTGAAGCTGTTGACGGCGTGCACCACCGTGCTCCACGCGAACCAGTAGACGGCATCCGTCTTCTGGTCGCGCTTGAGCATCCACAGGGTCTTGGTGCCGCCGGGCGCGGTGCCCACCGTCAACGGCACGCGCCATGGCCGCAGATCGCCTCGGCCGGGTCAGTGATTGAGCGACTTCACACCCACGTTGTCGCTGAGCAGCTTGGGCCGAAGCTGCAGCGCTGCGCCAAGGAATGGTCCAAGCCGGATGACAGCCATCAGAACCACACCTTGGACGTGCGCGAGACAGCGCGGGCAAAGCCGCGCGCCGCATCGCTGGCTGCAGTCGTCTTGCACAACTCCCATGCCGTCTTTGCCATCACAGCACCTGCCGGGTCGCTGTAGGACTTGTCCTTGGCCGCCAGGATGGTGGTCAGGGCACCGTCCGCAATGCCGTCGAGGTAGCGCGAGAACGAGTCGGGCACCGTGACTGCCGTGATCGTTGGAGCCACCACCGAGTAGGTGACGATGGGCACGCCGGCCGCCTGGGCGGGGTTCAGCACGAAGCCGGTGAACGTCCCGTAGGCAAATGACTGGCCGCTCTGGGCGTCCACCAGGGACTTGCCATCGTCAGCCGGCACAACGTCGATGGGCCAGCCGTCCACCTTCATGCTGAGCAGCTGCACCACCTGCTGGTCGGCGGCCGGCGTGTAGGCGTAGGCGGTCTGGTCGGCCACAGCGGCGATGCTGGTCTGGCTCTCGCGCCACACCATGGACTCGTTGCACAACTCGATGATCGCCTTGCGGATGTGCTGCAGCGCCACGGGCTCAGGGCACCCGGTGGCGCGCGGCAGGACGTAGGGAAGCCAGTCGTCAAGGTTCACGATGCGGCTCCAGCAGGTGTCGGGGCAAAGGGAAGGTGTTTCAGGTTCGGGTTGTTGCCAAGGATGGCCTGGGCCTTGGCGTTGATCGAACCCGTGAAGAGCGCGGCGAAGGTCTCAGCGCTCATGCCGGTGGACAGGCTGTACTGCGCGTTCTTCATCAGCAGGCGCGCGCACACGTAGTTCACGAGGTCATCCACATGCTCGTCGTGCACGCTGATGGTCACGGTGCTGCTGCCGGCATCGGCATACAACTCGGCGCCCGGCGTGCCGGTGTTGGGGATGGCCAGCGGCATGGCGATGTAGGCAGCGCGCACCCAAACCGGCGTCGTCGCGTGCACGCCAGGGACCACATGGAAGTGGCGCGGCATGCGCGGATCGAAGAGGAAGCTGCGCACCTCGGTACCGGCGTCGATGTGCCAGTTCGGCGTGATCGAGTCCAGCAGTTCGCGCCCCTCCGTGTTGGAGCGGATGGCACGGCCCGGCACGGTGCCGGTGGAGCCCATGTTGCACGGCAAGTCCAGCAGCATGGTCCCGATGACGGGAGCAGCCGGAACAGACCCATCACCGGGCTTGCAGGATGCAGCCGGGATGTTCTCGATGCTCTGCAGCGTGCCCGGCACGAGGCGCAGCGCGTCGATGCGCGAGCAGGATGAGGGTAGGTACGTGCAAATGGCGCTCTGGGCGTCATTCAAGAAGTCCACCATTTCGCGCTCGCGCATGCGTGCGAACTGAGGCTTGGTGTCCTGCATCAAGCCGCTCACGCGGCGCAGAACCTCCTTGACCTTGATCGTGCCGGGCATGGCCTACCCGATCAGGCAGCGGGTGCAGCAGCGGGAACCAGGGCGTCCACGATGGCCTTGCGGATCGTGTCGCCCTTGGCGGCGTGGTGCACTTTGATGCTGTTGGCCGCGCAGAACTCGCGCAAGGCGGCGTCGTCCAGCGGTTTCAGGTCGAAAGTTTCGCCATCGGGACCGTGCAGCACGAAGTCGTGGCCAGCAGGAGCTTCGGCACCAGACGGCTTGTCCGATTCCGGCGCTGGGGTGGTAACGTTACCACCCACGGGGCCGTTTTCAGCGCTTTCGCCCTTGGGAATGGTGTCGGCGATGGCCGTAGATGCTGCGAAATTGGCCATGGGCACATGCACAGGTGCAACTGCGCTCGGGCTGGCAACTTCTTCGGCGTGGTACGCGCGAAATGCGGTCGGAACCATCAGCAGGCGATCAACAGCGCTCTCGCTTTCAACGTCGCTGACCACATGGCCATGCTGGTTGGGGTTGAACACCAGCGTCACATCCGGGAAGGTGTGGATGTAGGTCTTGGAGCGGTTGAAGGCGTGGATGGTCGTCATGTTGGTCGTCCTCTGATGAAAAAATGGGGCAACCCGGCGTCAGGTTGCCCCATTCGATTGCTGGCTGGGGCCTGATTACTGAGCCAGGAGCAGCAGCAGCTTGCCGACCTTGTTGGCACCGGCGTAGGTGGCAGCAGCGGTCGTGACCTTGAGCACCAGATCGCGGACGCCCGGCTGGGTCGCGGTGCCACGGAAGGCGTCCTGGGAGCAGTTGGTGCTGATGTTGCGCACGATGGCGCCGTCACGGCCTGCGGCCAGGGCAGTGCCGAACACACGGGTACCGGCGCCAATGTCGGTGGACACGGGGACGTCCACGGTGGCGTTGGACACACCGAAGGACCACGCCAGGGTAGGGGTGACACCAGTGTCAATGTCCGGGAATGCCAGCACGTAATCGAGCACGCGGTAGCCTTCGGGGATGCTGGCGACCTGAATCAGATCGTTGACAGCGTAGGCGGTGGGGTTGAACTCAATGTCCACCTCGGTCCATTCCGGGTCGGCGGCATCGGGGAGCACCAGCGGCTTGGCGTTGGTGAAGCACTTGGTTTGGAACTTGGCCATGATGATCTTCCTTGTGAGGTTTTAATGCGCCTGGAGGCACCCCCGAAGGGGCGCCGTCCAGATCAGGTCACGTCAGCGCAGTACGTGTCCAGGGCGAACACACCGAAGTCGCGCACGGTCTGGCCGTCCTTGGACTTGTAGGTGGACTTCTTCACGCCCATGATGCAGTGGGTGCCGATTTCCACTTGGTCTTCGTGATCGGTCATCACTTCGGTCCAGCGGTAGCGGGTGCCCGCGCCAACGGACGAGCCGTAGGCCAATTCACCGGCCTGCGAGGCCAGGAACAGCGCGCGGGCGGCTTTCACCGAACCACCGCCGTAGTCGTTGAAGCGCATCAGGTTGCGGTGCTTGTGGATCACGCAGTCGGCGTACATGCCGCCGCTGTTCTTGAAGATCAGCGCGTTGGAGCCACTGGAAGCGGCGGCAGCCTTCTGAATGTCCAGCCACTGGCCGGTGGAGGCGTTGGACTTCATGGCGTCGTACTGGAACGTGTGGCACAGCACCACGTAGCACTTCTTGCCGTCCACGTTCACGGGCACCATCGACAACTCGTTGGTGCCGTCGCCGCCCATGGTTTCGGCCTTGGCCACAGCGCGGTCAATCAGGCGCAGATCGAAGCCGTCATCGACACCCACGTCGCCCTTGGCGGTGGCGTTGCCGCCGTACATGACGTGCTGGCTGTCCGGTGCGGTGATCGCGTTGACGTCGAACATCGCGTTGCCGGCCGACCACAGGTAGCCGGTGCCACCGTAGTTGCCGAAGCCACCCGACAGGTAGATGAAGTGCAGTTCGTCTTGCAGACGGGCCCACCAGTCTTTCATCACGATCTTGGCGTCTTCGCGCAGGTTGCGCAGCGTGGCCTTGGAGGTCACGCGGTCGCCAGCGCCCACGGCACCACGCACCTGATCGATGCGCAGCTTGTCGGTGAAGTACTTGAGCGGGGCGCCCTTGCCTTCGAGCTTGGACTGAACCACCGGCTCCATGTTCATGGGCATCAGCAGATCGACGGTGACCTCAAGGCCAGCGTCTTTCTCCAGATCGGTGATGACCTGAATCGGAGTGCGAGCGCGCTTGCTCTCCGAGGCCATGTTGGAGGTGAAGTACGACTCGCGGTTGACAGCAACGGCGAGGTCGGTACCCCATTTCTTGACTTCCTGGGGGTCGTTGACCCCGAATTTCGTTTGCGCCATGGCAGTAATGCTCCTGTTTGGATTTCCACAGGGCTGCACTACTGCGCGGCCAACGTTGCCAGATCAAGAGGCTCTGGCGGGCCTGAGAACTCGTCTACTTCACGCCCTGCTTGGCGAATGCAGCCATGGCAGGCTGTACCCGCTCAACGGTGGTCGGCTTGGTGAAGTCCAGTCGGATGCGGGCACGCTGGCCTGACTTCTCTTCCACACGGAGTCGGATGCCGTCCCCGATGGCGATTGACTCGCCGGGCCGGACCTCACCGAACCATGTGTTTTTTCCGTCTGTCACTCTGCCATCCACCGATCACGCTGCGCTTCCGTCAGTGCCGCATGAGCCTTCTCCAGCGCAATCCCATCAAGGTTGCGCATGTGAGCGAACTCATCCGTGTTCACTGCACTCGTCGCGGCCACAGGTACGCTACGAAGTGTCGGAGGGAGTTCTGACAAGTCAACCCCGGCGCGTGCCGTGGGCGTCGGTTTTTTGCCAACAGCGGTCTGGCCCAGGTCTTCGCGCGTCAGGCGGTTGGCTTCGGCCAGGAACCACGCTGCGTCGCGGTTCTCGTTCTTCGGGTCAGCACCCAGCGCCTTGAGGTTCGTGTTGTAGGCGGCCAGCAGCGAGGGCTTGGCCTTGTAGTCCAGGCCATCTGCCTTGAAGGCGTTGAATGCCGCGGTCTCGGCCTTGGTCCACTCGTTGCGGGCGGCCTGCTCTTGCGCCTGGGCGTTGGCCTTCTGGAACACGGTTGCGGTCAGCGCCTGCGTGCGCAGCGTGTCCACATCGGCGTCCACGCGGTCGCGCACGGCTTGGTAGGCCTCGGAGTCGATTTCACCGTCCATGAGCCGCTTGAAGGCAGCAGATTCCTCGGCCTTGAGTGCCTTGATCTGCTCGGCAGCGTCAGCGGGCACCTCGGCTTTGTACTCGGGGATGAACGGAGCCTTCGCAGCAGCATCGGCGGCGGCTGCAGCGTCGGCATCGGCCTGCACCTGGGCTGCGGCGGCAGCTGCAGCGGCGGCAGCTTCCTGATCGGCAGCGGCGCCATCGTGCGGGTCGGTGGTGGTAACGTTACCACCGTCGCCGCCTGCATTGCCGTCCAGAAGCAGGGCATCGACCTCACTGCGGGCAAGCATGCCCAAGTCGCTCTCGGTGTAGCCCTGGGCGGTCAGGTTGGCGAGTTCGGATTGGCTGATTTCGGAGATTTCCATGGTGGGTCTCGGTGTGTGAGGTGGTTGGTGGTTTTCAGGCGATGACAGCCCAGTCGGTGGATAGCACATCGGTCTGCGATGCAAGCCAGCCGGTCACGATGGAGCCATCAGCAGCGCGCATGCAAATGCATGGCATGCGGGTCAGGGTGTCGGTGTCGCCGATCTGAAACAGGCCGCGGTCAACGCCGCCAATCAGGTCGCCGATGTCGCCGCTGTTCTGACGGATGGAGCCGTGCTGAATGAACAGGTACATGCCCTTGCCGTTCCAGCCAGCGCGCGCCACTTGGAGACCGGCCTTGAGGGCTTCGATGGCGTGGCCGAACGGCATGCCACCGCATTCACGGTAGGCTTTGGCGAACACATCGGACGGAGACCAGCTGATGTAGCCCGCGTGGCGGCTGTCGTTGGCCTTGCCGCCGTCGATGTACTCAACCAGATACCCGGTGTCTTCACCGTTCTCGTTGGCTGGAAGCACCCAGCCACGGTATTCGTTGTAGGCGGCCCGGGTCATGGGCTGGGCTTGGATCAGTTTGGTGCCGATGTAGGTTTTCATGGTGGGTCTCGGTGTTAGTTGCGTGGATCAGGCGGATTCGTGGAGTTGCTGCTTCAGCGCGTAGCCCAGCAGCGGCCAGATTTTTTCGACGGCTTTGTCGTGGGCAACCATCCGGCCGATGGCTGCATCGAAGTTCTCAGGGCTCACACAGGCGCTCTCACCAGTGACGGTGAACCCGTTGCGCAGCGTGAGCACGCAGAACGTGAGCAAGCCCAGGCCGACCGGGTAGGTGCCGCCGCCACCACACGCGCCTTCGCAGCCATCGCGGGCCGTGAAGTAGTGCTCGCTGACAATCTCGTTGTTCACATCGGCCGGCGTCACGCGCGGCGCGGTGTCAGGGGCAGGAGCCTGGGCGGCATCGGGAACGAAGTAGTAGCCGGTCGGCCGCGCTTCGGAGCTTTCGTCCACCACCAGCACGCTCGTGAACAGCGTGCCGCCTTCGGTTTCCAGGTTCACGCAGGTGTCGGACCAGATACGCACCACCTCGGCGCGCACGGGCTCGGCCATGTTGCTGCCGAAGAAGGAGCCGGTCATGCCGACGATCAGGATGGCTTTCATTTTCTCGCTCATGGTTCTCTCTCAGTGGGTTGGTTTAAGCAATCGGGCCGTTGTCGGCTCCGGTGGTGGTCTGCATGCCTTGCTGCATGCCGTCGAGGCCCGTTGCACTCATCGCTGCACCTTGGTCTGGCTGCGCGGGTTGTGCATCGGTGGGAAACTGCTCTTGCATGGCCGGGTCCATTGCTGGGCCCATCGGCTGCGCTGGCATGGCAGGCTGCGGCAGGTTCGGGTCTTGCCCGGCCTGATCCTTGAAGCCCGCGCCGGCCGCGATGGTGTCGGCAATCGGAGCCACGTTGGGCGTGACGGCAACCACCTGGGCGGCCTGCAGCGCGGAGAACATCGATTCCACGCGCTTCAACATGGCCTCGGTGTCCAGCTTGGCTATCTTGGCGCGCAACTCATCCAGGCTCAGGCGCATCTGCTCGATGCTCATCTGCTTCTGCTCTTCGGCCAGTTCGCCATCCTTCTGCTGCTGCTCGATTTCGGCGGGCGTCGGTGCCTTGAGCGGGTCGCGCTGGCCGTTCATCTTGCGGATGCGGGCCACCCACTCTTCCTTGTTGTGTATTTCGGCGCTGTCCACCACAAGGTCCAGCACGTTCATCACCACCTGGGGGGCGTAGCTGGCGATCTGGCCCAGCAACTCCATCATCTGCTCCATGGCGGCCTGGGCGAAGGACTCGCGGTAGTCGCGCTCACCGATGATGTAGTCGGCCTGGGAGCCCGCAATGTCGTTCAGGACCGTGCCGTCCTCCTGCATGTCGTTCACCGTGATCCACTGCACCGGCTGGCCTTCACCGACGATGCGGATGACCTGTTTCTCGGTCATGAACTGCTCGACGTGAGACAGTCGCTTGCGGCCTGCCATCTGCTTGGTGAGGCGCAGGTTGTCCGGCAACTCGCTGGTGGTGAGCGATCCCTGATCCTGCTGCAAGCCGATGGCCTTGCCCGACACGGCGTTGCTGTCGCGGCCCAGGTTGGCATCGGTCACGCCGCCGGTGTTGCGCAGCATTTCGCGGTCGAAGGACAGAAGCTCAAAGTTCATCGCCATGTCGGCGTTGGGCTTCTCAAAGCGCACCATTTCCATGCGCTTGACCTCCAGCGCCATGTCTGGGCGTGCGGCCTCCTGTCGGGCCACCTCGGGGTCTTTGAACGCCCCGGCCTCGTAGGTCATCCGGTTGCTCGATGCCGCGAGGATGGCCTTGGACGCTCGCTTGTTGATGTCGTCGTTGATGTCGCGCATGCCGCGCCACAGGCCGTAGCACATGCCGTCGCGCCCGCGGCGGTATCCCCAGATCGGCGTGAGCAGGAAGTCGTTGTGACGCATCGGGCTCTTGCCATCCCACATCCAAGCCGACTCGGTGGCGATCATCACGCGCATGCGCTGGGTCACAGCGCCGTACATGCTCCAGCGGTCGGTGGCCAGCTGCTGGTGGCCCGGGTCTTTGGGGTTGAACTCCTTGCCACGCAACGGCCCGGAGCCGAAAACCTGCACCGACTCGGGCACGCGGTACCAGCACTCCAGCAAGTCAACGGATAGGCGTCGTCCGTGGTCACGGTCGTGCGATCCGCCGATGTAGGCGCTGCGGTCGCCGTACTGGCGTGACAGGCTTCCACCTGCCGTGCTCATGTCGGTTGAGCCAGTCAGGCGTTCGCCCAGGTACCACGTATCGTCAAGGTTGGTCTCGCCGGTGTTGCTGTCGTGGCTCTGCGCGTGCTGGATCAGGTGCGCGCGGGCCTTGGGCAGCAGGGCAATGGCGTAGTCAAGGTCGGTGCGCTTCTTCCTGAACAGGTAGCGAGCGTCTTTCAGGTCGAACTGGCGGCTGCGGCTGTCGCGGATCACGTTGCGCCAGTCCTCGGAGCCGCTGTAGATGATGTTCTCGCCCGGGTCGGTGTTGATGCCTTCCTCAAGCCAGCCCAGCCCGCCGATGACCATCTGCTTGAAGGCGAACGACTCGTGCCACTGCGCGAGGTTGGCATCGGACACGAACTTGAACACCTTGGTCTTGACCTCGGCGCTCTGCTCGTCGGCCTTCTCGCGCGGCAGCACCTTGCCATCGGTTCGCATGCGCTTTTGCATGCCGCAGACCCACTCCACGGTCTGGCGGCCCTCATTGAACACCAGCGGGGCCTGCCCACGGTCCATGAGCACCTGGGCATCCTCGGGGCGCCAGTGCAGGTGATCGTGGTAGTCGTGGTCAATCGCCATCTGCATGCGCTCTTCGGCCTGCAACTCGCCCTCGTCACGAAGCGCCTGCATCAGCACGCTGTGACGGTGGTCGGTCTTCGCGTCCTGCTTGCTGTTGGCAGCAGCGTCGGGCGAGCCGACCGATGCGGCGGGCATGCTGGCTGGGTCGGCCGGGGTGTCGTAATCGGGGGAGAACATGGCTACAGGACCTCTTGATGTATGACGCGGCCCTCGACCTTGGCC